CATAACACCAGGCATAATTTGATTGTTATATCCAGGAAGTCCTGGAAGAAGACCATTGGCTGTTCCTTGAGCAATTGCTTGTTGAACGTCAGTTGAGCTGGTTGTTGTTCCAGCTCCCATAAGACTTCTTACATTAGCGTTGACATTCCCCTGCATACCAGAGAATTTTGCTTGAGAGGTAAGTAGTTGAGAAGATACCGCCTGTTGTACTGTAGGCATTGCGGTTGCAAAAGAACTCGCCACACCAAAAGCAGCGCTTACGCCAGCGCCAGCAATATTTCCTATAAGTCCTGCTGCACCGCCATTGCTGCCAAAACCAGCGCTATAAGTACCTTGAGAATTGGCAATCGCCATCCCAGGGCTAGTTCCGCCACCCATCCCACCAAGACCACTGAGCCATGATTTAATGCTGCTACCGATGCTTTTGGAACGGTTATCAATCTTGTCAAACTCAGGTGAAATTTTTTGCAGTAAAGAGTAGACGTCATTGAGCATCTTAGTCTTAGAGCCCGCATCGGAGTTAAACTCTCCAGCCACGTTATCCTCTTCTCTTTAAAGCTCTTGCAAGCCAGTTTCCACGTTCCCTAAAAGATAAGGAACGTATATCTTCTAATGTCCAACCAGTAAACGCTCGGGTAAGCGCCTCGTATTGGTCCAATAAGCTTTCGTAGTCCTTCTCGCTATAAGCGAAACAAAGACATGAGACTGAGCGGAGTATTTACCTCTGTACCGCATGCCTCACAGGTCTTCATCACATCCCCAAGGCGTGGTCCTGGATTCTTAGTTAAAATTTCTTCAACAAGTTTTTCTCTATCTCCCATACCAAGCTTAAGCACGGTAGATGTTCCAAGAGAACCTTTTCCGTCAATTCCAACTAAACAGCCCTCTAAAAGAACTGTATTAAGCTCCGCAACAGTTTTGTCGGTGCTTTCCATAAGTAATCGTTGAGTACGACCATTAGGAAGTGTCACCTTAGCTACTCCAGCTTTAATCTCTACATCCCATTTTCTATCAACAATTGGGTCTGACAATTCTGAGACTGGGATGTCGTTATTTAAATCAATAGTGACTACAGATTCTTCGCCGCATTTAGGGCAGAAAAGGTTATATTCCGCGTCTTCCCCAAACGTTACCTTTCTAATGCCTAAGAGAATTGCTTCTCTGTCAGCAGCCAAAAGGTCTTCAAAAGTATCTTTAGTTACTTTTTCTTGCCCTAGACTTACAAGTCCTCTTTGCAAAATTGTATTGAGGACCTTTCCTAACGAACCTGCCTTAGCAATAGCCTCTTCATCAGAGCCGTTAAGTTCACGCACCTCTGCATATTTAATGAGAGAACCATCCTGGGAGATATATCCCCCAGGAAGGTTCACGTCACTATTTGATGGCGCAATTGTCTTTACTTCAACTGGTGTTTCTTTTAATGCTTCTTCAATGGCAGCGTTAACTGCCTTTGGGTTAGATGTTGTGTCCACGATTAATGCTCCTTATATTTGATTAAGCAAGACCTAGCTTTGTATTGGTATCTACCGCTCCATTTTTCATGTAACCAACAGACAAACCTTCGTGAACAAGAGTCATTTGTTCAAATAGGATGTTTTGGTCACCTGCGTTGAGGTCTGAGTATTGTAGCGTTGTAATCCACGCGTTATGAACATCAAAACGCATTTTTGCAATTTGATGCAAATCTCCATCAACTGTTGCTGGGTGGTCAAGAACAAAAATCTTGACATCGCAACGAAAGTCATTAGACCCTGATGTTATTGGAAGTCCCTCGTTAGATGCTGCTGCAAAAAGACCGCGCATCCACTTAATACCCTGATAGTTAGAGTTTAAAGTTCCGTGCTGGAATGTGATAGGTGTAAATGTTGTCATTCCAGGAATCTGGTGAATTGTGGTGTTATAGCCACCTTCACGATAAGGAATTGACTGAGTGTTAATGCCCAAGCCAGTAATGCTGGTAAAACCAGCAGATACTGTAGGGGCAATATCGTTATCAAATACAGCTGTATTTGATGGTGTGAACTCCGCAAAGAATTTAAAATTGCGAAGTGGGTCTGTCACAATTGACGAGAACCGACTGATATTTGTTGCTGCCATTTATTGGGCTCCTTACGCCACAGTGACGGTTGCGCCGCCATCGAACTGACCGATATTGATTACTACAAACTCAGCTGGGCGTTGCAATGCAACTCCTACCTGAATATTTACTTGCCCTGCTTCAACACTTTGAAGAGTGTTATTGGTTGTGTCGCAGAGAACGAAGAACGCTTGGTCTGCTGTAGCGCCACGAAGACCGCCTTGACGCCAGAAGTTATTGAGGAAACTTCCAACAATTGCAGTAAGTCGACGATACAGAACAGTGTCATTTGGCTCAAAGATAGCAAAGTTAGTAACGTCTACTAGAGCTTTTTCTAAGTAAATGAGTGAACGACGAACTGGAACATACATTGATGCATATCCAGCTTGAAGTGTACGAGCGCCCATAACAACAATTCCAGAACCGCTGATAAAACGAATTGCGTTAACGGGTGCTGCTGCAGAGTTCATGCTATCAAGGTTTGCATTTGTAAGAGAAGGAACCGAAACTGCCCCAGCAAGACGTACTGAGATGCCAGCAGGTGCTTTCCATACTCCACGTGATTTATCTGTTGCAGCATACTTTCCAACAATTGCTCCGCCTGGGTTAGCAGCAGTAATTACTGTACCTGGAGTTGTATTTGTTGGGTCATTGATTGTAATTGCTGGGTAGTAAACGGCGCCAAAAGATGTCTGTGTGTAGGATGCTGCCAAGGTAAGTTGGTTAGCTACAGTATCATTTGTTGGGTCGATTACTACAAAGATGTCATTGCGAGCTGCCGCATATGAAAGAAGGGTGTTAACTGATGTTGCATCAGTAACTCCTGGTGCGTTCAAGATAAGAGACTGAAGAACAGTGTCAAATCCTGTTACACCAGTTGCAATATCTGTAGAGGCTGGGGCTGTACCATCTGCTCCTGAGGCAAGCGCCTGGTTTGATACAGTAGATGGGTTGCGTGTTGCTCCAGTAGCAACTGAGCCCTTATCTTCTGCTACTAGGTACGCAGACTGTGAGTTAATAACACTAATTGCATAGCGAGCATCAGTTGATGTCATGCTGAGATTAGGAAAAGATTCAACTTTATTAGACGCTGATGTTCCACCAGAGTAGATGATGAGGTCAAAGTAACCAGTTGCTCCAGGTGAATCTTGGATTGTTACATTGACGCTGTTTCCCCATGTTCCTGGGTTAGCAGCTGTAAGCTTAAGTGTGTCTGCTGGTGAACCTTCGCGGTCCTTGAGTGTACGGGTAGCTGAAGCGTATGTTCCTTTAACTACACGCTGTACGTATGCAGCGTTTCCGCCGTTAGAAAAATATAGGAATACAGCAAGAGCGAGGTTATTGTTTGAACCCCAGCTACCATACTGGTTGAGATAGTCACTCCATGATGTGACAAGTGTTGGTGTAAGCGGTCCACGAGCATTAGCGCCAATAAAAGCAGCTACTGAATCTGAGTTCGCTCCAACAACAGGTGCTACAGGATTCAGGGTTTCCTGAACGTAGACTCCTGGGCGTAGATATGCAGTCATTATTAGTTTCCTTTAGTTAGGTGTTTAACAGGTTTTAAGCCATTTGGTATATTCGTAGTAACCCGATTAATTTCAACAGTTTGTACGGTGGATAGGGCATTGCTAGCAGCCATGGGTGTCATTTCGCTAACAATTCTTACGGTGTAAACGCTTCTAAATAATCGTTTACCATCCTCGATTTGTTCTCTCTTAAGGAACCCATCAAGAAACATATGGCGATATGCACTCTCTGTATTGAGCGCATTAGGAATTAAAAGGCTTCCATATTGACTTGGAAACTTCTCTTGCATCTGAATAAGGATAGCTCTGTCATGTCGTGGATGACGAGAGTACGCAGAGATTTGATATACAAGGTCGTAAGGAAGAGGTATCTGGTATCGGTAAGTTCTGTTTGTGTTGGGCGCTACAGTTCCACGATTATCAGAATCGTAATTCATTCCTGAAATTTGGCGTTCATTTGCCGCTCTAATATCTATTAGCTCTACAACTACATAAGGATATGACTGTGTACGAATTTCTACGTCAGGGTATCCAAACCATACCTTGACTGGGCGTACAGGTGCTTTTTCGTCAGAGACAACCATTCCTTGTAGGTAGTTTTTAAGAGCCGCGTCTTCAGCTAAGATAAAACTCATCCAAGGGCTCCTATCTCTGCAAGTACATCTACTACGCTATTTGAAAAATCATTCTCCATAGTGGAGGCGTATCTAGACATAAAGGGGCGAAAAACTGCCTGTGGTGAAATTCCCTCTGTTCCATATTCGAGGTCATTAATGCGCTCTTCTAAATCATCTGGATACTCAATGTAGAGGGCGCCATCTTTAGCTTTAACACTAAGCTGAATAATGATGTCAGAAGGCCATTCAGATTTGTAGGCTCTGTCTCTTAGGGCAGCAGTTAGCGGACCTTCAACATTTTGGGTAACGGCTATAGCCGCGTTCTTTAGTGCGGCGTTCACTTACGCCACAATCGCCATAGGGCGGCTGCGAGGATTCCTTTAGCTAGGATATGGTTGCTTGGTGCATCAGGGAACGAGAACGCTCCTTGCACAAATTCTTTCTCAGAAGGCTTATCAATTTCAGCCATAGCAACTCCAAGGATACTTCGCAGGGGTCAAACTTTGAATCCGCACGGACTCCCCTAAAGTATAAAGGGCCCCCTATTTCTAGGAGGCCCTAACTACTAGGTAGTTTTACTTCTTCTTAATCTTCTTTGCTAACGCCTTGTCCATCTTCATATCTGCCTTAGCAGATGGCTTCTTCTTATCCATCTTCTTATCTTCAGCCTTGAACTTGTTCTTTTGAGCAGGTGTCATGCCCTTCATTACCTTAGCGTCTTGCTTCTTGTCTTTTGCCTTGTCACGGCAGCCACAGGTCATACACATAATTACATGCCCTTCTTTCTATTCATAGCTGGCTTAGTTGCTTTTCCTTTAGCTTTAGAGATTTGCTTTTTACCACGCAAAAGCGCAAAATCTCCACCATCAACTTTTCCATTTTTATTTGCGTCAATCTTTTTTTGATTACCTTTAAGCATTACTTTGTCTTCTTTCGAGCCGCTTTGCAAGTTGCACAGGTGCACTTGCATCCTTTTGCTGGCTTACCAGCCTTACAGCCACATCCACAACGAGCACACATCACTTACCTGCTTTCTTGCCTTTTACGGCTAACTTTGTCATTTTCTTTTGTCCGTACTTTTTACGACCTACGGCTGCCGCCACTGCTGCTGGGTCTTCAGCTCCACCTTTGGCGGCTGATTTTTCAACAGCTTTAAAGCGAGCACCACTACCTAGCTTTGCTTTTGCCATTCTTTTTTCCTACCTTCTTTGGGAGCTTCTTACCTTTAGGGGTTTCTTCTTGCCACTGTTTTGCCATCTCTGGATGAGTAGCATACATCCAACCCTTTTGAGCTTGTGATTTAAACGGCATTAAGGGTTTCCACCATCAATAGAGCTTAGTACAGGTGGTACAGGGTTTGGTACAGGATTAGGTGGAATATAGATACCGTTTGGTTGCTCCCATGTATCTGGGACAGCAGTTGCGTAATCTAAGAACTGATGGTCGTTAATCATCTCATCTGGCATCACTTGCTGACAGTCAATTACTACAAGCATGTAGCGTTCACCAACGATTG